CATTATTAATTATATTGTTTAACATTGTTCTTCTTTCTATAATTTATAATTATAAATAAATTTAGAAAGGAGAATAAAATGAAATACATTGGATACATCGTAACAAAACATTACGATAAAGACACTAAACCAGTAGATAGTCCGCATAGATTATTCGAAACTATTTTTCTGAAACCAGAATACAACATCAAGATTAGAAATAATCGTCCCGATGTTTTACCAATCTATACAAACGAAAAAGAAGCTATTGCTGATTCAGAATGGTGGCCAGGACATACTAACGAAGATTATGGAGTAGTTAAAAAAGTAACAATCACAATAGAAGAAGATACTCATAATACTATTGAATCAGAAAGAAAAACTATCAACAATTTAATTAAGAAAACATCTAACAAAGATAATTTACAACACTTAAAAGACAACCTTAAAGAGTTAGATTGGTATCAAAAATAGATAATTTACATTCATAAATTAATCGCTATATTAGGATAAATATGGCGATAACTATTGACCAAATACATCAGACAAACGAAGCAACCTTATCCTCGATGGAAAAGAAGTTCTGTGAGGAGATAGCTAAAGGAAAAGGTAAGAAACAAGCGGCTGTTGACGCAGGTTATTCTGAAACTTCAGCTCACGTACAAGCTGCCCGGAACTTAAAGAAAGATAAAATTATCCAGTACATTGACAGATTGCGTGCTGATACTAGGCGCTTGACAAGTGAATCTGTGTCAAAAGAGGTTGAAAGACTTGACAAAGTGTTTGTTGATGCTTGCGGCAAGAAACAATATACAGCAGCAGTCAATGCGATAAGGTTGAAGTCTCAGTTGTTGGGGTTTTTGGTGGAGAAGAAAGAAGTGCAACACTCAACCCTTGACACGATGTCCAATGATGACCTGGCCAAGTATCTAGATCAAATCAAACAAGAGCACAACATTAATTGATTGACGGCGGTTGATTGTTGTTGCTTGAGCCTACTGGATCCGCCTTGATCCTAGACCCTAGTGCACAGCGCTGATCCGCAAGGATCACGAAAATAAAAAAAATGATTGAAAGAGCTTTTTCCTCAAAAACAGAAATATAATAAAATAAAAATTAAAACGTATAAAAATGATTAAAAAATAAATATTAAATAATTATTATTAATTATTAAAAGAAAGTATTTAAAATGATATTTTATTTCTTAGACTTTTTTAAATTTTTAAGTCTTATATTATTCGTTTTTACTCTATTTTTAGTATAGGTACAAAACGAGAACGAAACGAGAACGTGATAATTTAGAATAATTCTAAACAACAGATTTTTTTTCTTTAAAAAATTTTAAAAATCTTTATAAATATTTTAATTCTTAAAAATTAAATTTTCTAATAAATAGAAATCTTTTTAAGAATTAGAAAGAAGAAAAAACGATGAGTAAAAAAAACGAAAAAATAATCGAAAATAAAGTCGCTTTAAGTTTTCGAGAATACGAAAATAAAAAAGTTTTATTTCGATTATTTAATAATAAAAGAGATAAAAGTAAGTCTTTTTTAATCTACGAAAAAAGTAAATTTTCGACTACGATTAAAGAAGCTTTTAATAACGATTATCGTAAAGTGGATATCGAGTACGATACTACGAATAATAATCGTTTTAAAAAAGTTAATCTTTTAATCGATTTAAATTCTTATTTAGATAAATCTAAAAAGAATTTATATTTAGATTTAATAAATTCTAATAAAGAGTTTATTAAAAAAAATAAAGTCGATAATTCGATAATCGAAAATATAAAATTTTTCGAAGATAGAATTAAAAGCTTATAAGCTTTTTAATTTTTTAAAGACTAGCGAATTTACTTTCGCTAGTCTTTTTTTTTATTCTTTTTTTAAATTATCTTTTTTAAAAAATCGTATTAAGTTTGACTGATAAAAATCGTATAAAGTTTAAAATCTATATAGTTCTAAGTTAAGTTTAAGACCAAGTATTAGTGTAGAATCAGGTATATGCGTATAAATATCGCTAGAAAAAAAATTTTTTTTATATTATAGCTTTACAATGGCTTTTTTAAATAGTAGCATACCACCAATTTATTGTCAAATACGCAAGGAGTATTTATATGATTTACGAAAACATCATGGAGAAAGCGAAGATTGTGTTATCTTCGGTCTCACAAGCATACAAGGTCGTGGTCTCCTTTTTAATATCATGTTGGAAAATGGTGCGTGCTTTTGGCGGTTGCCAATTGCTGCCTTCTTCTCTAAGGGTATGGAAAGGAAAGAAGTGCCAGATATGCCAAACGACTTACTTGAGCTGTGGAATAGTTTTGACTATCATCATAGTGTTAACCATTTCTCTTTTCTTTTAGGCAACAGAGCAAAATATTTTGGTAAAGATAAAAAACTGTATCACGGTGAGTATCTGTTTACTGTTGACTGGTGTCACCCTGACTCCAATATACTTGACACAGATCATTCTGAAATTCCTCAGGAGCATAAGTGTGCTCATATTCTGGAGCTTGACAATGGTAATTTCGCTGCTCAGCCTAATAACAGAATACTATGGCATATTAATTCGTTCACTACGAGAAACGAAGTCCCCGACTACAAAGTCCAAACAAACGACTGGAACGTAGAAAATAAAGATTGGGTAACTGATGATACAGATAAATTCTTTTATGAAGTATTAGAAAAAAAGAACGATTAGGTGATGTTCGTGGATCAATTTCTTTTGATCGTGAACAGGGAGAGATGGCGGGTACTTTTTTGTTTTTATGTTTTATCTATGTGTATATAGGTAACATATGAATATTTCTATATTACTTCCTACTAGAAAAAGATTAAAACTTTTAAAAAAGTCTGTAGATTCATTAATCAATAATGCTCGTAATCCAGATAAGTTACAATTTCTTTTCGGTGTCGATGAAGACGATAATGAAACTTTTTTATATTTAAAAAGATCCAAGTATCCAAATCAACTAGCTTTACAATTTAAACCTATCGGTTACGAGAACTTACATAAATATAATAATACTTTAGCAGGCTATGCTACAGGTAAATGGATAATGTTTTTTAATGACGATGCTATAATGAATACTAAAAATTGGGACGATAAAATTATGGATTTTGAAGACGAGTTTTGTTTACTTCGTTTCAAAGAACAAACTAATCATCCTTATAGTATCTTTCCTTGCTTTCCTAAGGAGTGGTATTATTTATTAGATCACATAAGTTTACATGGTCAAAATGATGCGTGGCTCTCTGAAGTTGCATATCTTTTAAATATTATGAGAGATGTTGATATAGAAGTTACACATGATAGAGCTGATATTACTGGTAATAACAATGACGAAACTTTTAGAGCTAGAAAATATAACGAAGGTAATCCACAAGATCCTAATGATTTACATCACGTAAATATGGTTAAACTAAGATACAAAGATGCTTTGAAAATTAATTGGTACCTTGGTTTAATTAAACAACCAAACGAATTTATAATTAAACATCTTAAAGAAAAAACAGATCCCTTTGTTTTACTTAAAGAAAAATTTGATGTATATAGAAAACAAGGCGCAATAGGCGCAGGGAAACAAGATGCAAGAGTCACAGATCAAAGAGAAATTAAAGTCAGCTATTCAAATTTACCAAAAGACCAGAGATAAAAGAGCTGGTGAGGTAGTAACTCATTTAAATAATTTACTTACTACATATAGAGCTAGAAAAAGTTTATTAGCTTATGCAAAGCATATGTATCCTGGTTACAAGGATCCTGCGCACATACAGCTAATTGCCAAAAATTTAGAGAAGCTTGAAACAGGAGAAATAAAAAGACTAGCGGTCTTTATGCCACCACGACATGGTAAAAGCATGCTTTGTTCAGAATTTTTTCCTGCTTGGTATCTAGGAAATAATCCAAACGAATTTGTAATTCAATCTACTTATGCTCAAGAACTTGCAGATGACTTTGGTCGTAAAGTAAGAAACCAAGTACAAGGAGATGATTTTAATAAAGTCTTTCCACAAGTTGCATTAAGATCAGATAGTACATCAGCTAAAAGATTTCATACTATACATGGTGGTACTTATTCTGCGGTTGGTGCAGGAGGTGCTATCACTGGTAGAGGTGCACATTTATTAATTATTGACGACCCGATTAAAGGTAGAGAAGACGCAGAATCAGAAGTGCAAAGAAGAAATCTTTTAGAATGGTATAAGTCTGTAGCTTATACTAGATTACAACCAGGCGGTAAAATTATAGTAATTCAAACTAGATGGCATCAAGATGATTTAGCTGGATATATTTTAAATGAATCTGGAGAAGACTGGAAGATTTTAGACTTACCAGCTTTAGATGATAAAGGTAATGCGTTATGGCCAGAGGCTTATAATAAAAAAGATTTAGAAAAAATACAAAACACTGTTGGTGAAAGAGTATGGCAAGCTCTTTATCAACAACGTCCTAGTAATGAAGAAGGAAGTATTATTAAAAGAGATTGGTGGAATATTTACGAAGGAGATAAAATTCCTACTTTAGGTTATGTTGTACAATCTTATGATACTGCGTTTAGTACAAAATCTTCTGCTGACTATTCTGCTTGTAGCACATGGGGAGTATTTACAGCTAGGGACGAAAACAATGTTCCTTATGCTGCATGCATATTATTAGATTGTTGGAAAGAAAGATTAGAGTATCCAGATTTAAGAAAACGAGCACAAGATAGTTATTATGAATGGATGCCCGATCAAGTATTAATTGAAAAAAGAGCTTCGGGCCAGTCTTTAATACAAGATATGCGTAGGTCGGGAGTACCTATAGTTACTTATACTCCAGAAAGAGATAAGGTCTCTAGAACTCATAGTGTAGCCTCTATGTTCGAAGGTGGATTAGTGTTTACAATGGAACAAGATTGGACTAAAGATGTAATAGAAGAATGTGCTCAATTCCCATATGGGAAACATGACGATATTCATGATACAATAGTACAAGCTTTAATGAGGATTCGAGATGGATTTTTAGTATTACATCCCGATGATCCAGAGGACGATGACAATGAAACACGAAAACAATTGCGCAAGGACAAACATTATTACTCTTGATACCTTTCGTGTAACTCCTCGAAAGACTACCACTAAAGAAAAAATAGCTCTACAAGATGATCAAGTAGTTAATGCTTTTTCTGATGCATGTATTAAAATTACTGATAAAATAGATATTAAAGGCTATGCTCTTGTAGCATGGGACGAGAAAGGAGTACCTTGTATTTCGTGGTCTACAGGCCATATTAAATCTCCTATAAGCGAGATGATGCTTCCTACCTTTACACACTCAGTATTTCAAGGTATATTGAATAAAAAACTAAGTACACCGGAGGACTTAAAAGATGACTAACCCATTTAAAAGAACAGGTAAGCAACCTAGACTTGGAGTAAAAAGTTTTAGTGTTCAAGATGTTAAGGATGCTAATAAAAGATTTTATGATAAGTTTCCAGGAGCAGTAGAGGATGCAGCTATGTTAAAAAAAGCTATGCAAAATCCTGGTGATGAAGTCGTAAAAATAGACGATGATAGAAAGGCAGAACATGCTAAGATGATGAAAGCAATGAAAATACAAGTGGAGATAACATAATGAAAATGACAGCAGGCGCAGGATCAGGAGAAGGCAGAATGCAAAACTCTAAGATGACTGGTAAAATGATGAAGAAAAAAAAGAAAAAGAAAAAAGGTAAATTTCCAGATATGTCTGGTGATGGTAAAGTAACTAAGAAAGATATTTTAATTGCACGTGGTGTAATTAAAAAAGGTAAAAGGAAAAAAAGATAATGGCTAAAACTACAAAAGAAGTTACTAAAGATATTTTAGATGTTGACTTTGAAGATACTGGTAAAGCAAAAGTTTTTGATGACGATGGCTATGAAGAAGGTAAATCTAAAGATAGAGAAATGATGGCCAAAAAACCTACTGGTACTGTTAAAGATAATTTTGGCAAAGGCGGAGTTTTATATAAAGGTAAAGCTAAAGACTATCCTGGAATGAGTAATATAATTAAAAGAAATAAACTTAAAGTTGTACCCATAAATATTAATAAAAAAAAATAGATGGCCAAACGTAAGTTTGTTAATTTTATTCCAAGACCTAAACCAAGAAAAAGACCAAGAAGACATAAAAAGTCTTTAAATAAAAATGAAAAAAGAAGTTATAAAAAATATAACAGGCAAGGTAGAAGACCATGAACGAGTTTGTTTGTCCTAATGGAAGAATGTCAGTTAATGGTGTTTGTCCAATTTTTGAAGGTGATGATGGACAAAAGAAAGATTTTACAGATAAAAGCGGTTACTTTCAATGGGATTTTGACGAACCAACAAAAACTTCTAAAGAATCCGCAGATAGCATAATAAAAGAAAATATAAATTATTATACAGACTTTGTAGAAAATACATTAGGCATACCCTCTAACATTCAAACAGGTTTAAAAGTAGCAACTAGTTTAGGTAGTGTTATGACAGGTGGTGGAATAGTTGGTGCGTTAACACCTTTTGCAATTCCTTTTGTTGCTGGTGCTGCAATAAGAAATAATCAAAGTGGAGTACAACAAGCAATTGCTAGAGAATCAAGAAGGGATTTACAAAGTAGAATTGATGCAGGAC